AGCGCTCAGCAATGGCAAGATAGGTGAGCATGAGGTTGCCACGCGGATCAGCCAGTCCCTTTCGTAGTCCGGCGACGCTGAAGCTTTGGCAGGGAGTTCCTCCGACGAGAAGATCGAGAGTTGCATCGGGCCATTCCTTGAATTTTGTCATGTCGCCCCGGTTCGGGACGGTCGGGTAATGGTGGGCCAGCACCGCGGACGGGAAGGGCTCGATCTCGCTAAGGAATTCGGCGCGCCAGCCGAGCGGATGCCACGCACAACTCGCCGCTTCGATGCCACTGCAAACAGACCCGTATCTCAAGCGACCTCCAATTCTTGTTGTTCAACCAATCCCATTTTTCGAGCGCGCACCGGCTGCCACTCAACATAGGCGGCGTTCCACATATCCCGCTTTTGCTCCCGGATGAAGCGCTTACCCTGGTCATATTCCGCATGGCACGCGTAACAGGCCGGAAGCGTCAGAAAATTTGGAACCTTCATGCCCATTCCCTTGCCCTCGTTGCGATGCGCCGGCACGCATGTCGTCCAGTCGCCATTGCAGACGCCCGGAATCCGAAGAAAACACGGCTCGTCTTTGCAAGCCGCCAGATACTTCGATCCTTCCGCCACGGTCGCCCGCTTCGGCTTACTCTTGAGCCGCTTCTTAGCCTCCTGGTTGCGCTCGAATGTTTGGCGGTCGGGAAGGGCGAAGGGCTGGGGCTCTTTGCGTTTGAAGGCGGTTCGGGCCATTGGCTTTTTGCGGGTGAGGGTCATTTGGCGAACCACCCAAATAGCGCAGCAAAGAACGGCACAGCACATGCGATCATGGTCGCAGCGCCGCGAGTCCTTCCGGCAATGTAATAAGGCCAAAGAAAGCCGAACACGCCTAAGTAGCCCAGTCCCAGGATCATTTCTTTCATTCGAACGTCACTCCCAAAGTTCCAGCCGCATAGGCCTGCACGGCATCCAGGTACTCGCTAAACTCCCCCACGCTCATCTGCGTCGTCGATTTCCGGCGCGTGATAATCTCGCCATCGGGCAGCGTCAGTTCATCCATGACGCCATAGCGCCTCGCGAAAAACTCATGCCACGTGTCCTTGTCGTACTGGCGACCCTCGACCCAACCCGTCTCGGCGATCTGCTTCAGCACGGCGCCCCAATAAAACCTATTCTGGGCAGCGTTCCGTTGCTTCTCCTCGGCGGTCACGATCAGGCGAAGCGGCTCCCCCTTGTCGGCAAAGACCGGTGCGTTGGCCTTGATGAAGGCGACGACTGCATTCCAGACGCCGCCGTTCTTTAGGGTGAACTCGCGGTACAGGGCGGTGGTCATGCCTCCACCCCCATTTCCCGCAGCCAATTTTTCGCCCTCAATGCAAACTCCCTAGCGGCTTCTTCGCGCCCAACCTGCCGAGCTTCGTTCAGAAGTTGGGCCACTGCGTGATACTGCGTAAATTCGGCAAACAGAACATCGCGCTTGATCGTGCCGACTTCGAATGTAGCGATGCCGCTGCTGTCGGTTTCGTTGCCTTTGAATTCGGATTTGAATGTCACGCTGCCTCCGCATTCAACTCTGCCCGCAGCGCATCAAACACCTTCAGATGCAGCGCGCAGACGTCGCCATCGTTGACCAGTTCACGCATGGTGTCGTAGTGGGTGGCCAGCGCGCCTTCGCTGCGGTGCGTCGGGATGGACGAGCCAGAGTGATCGGGGCGGGTGATGTGCCAGGCGATTCCACTCATTGCTTGCACCGAGGCGTATTCGTTGGGGAAGCGGCAATCGTCGACGACGACCCGGCCACCGTGCCACAGAACACCGGCAACTTGGTCGCGCCAGAGACCGGCCCAGAAGTCGTCGCCAATCAAGTCGCGACCCCATTCCGTGCCCAAGGTGACCATCGCGTGACGAGGCGTCTTGCCGCACAGCATGCCGCTCGGCTGCTCTTTCTTCGCGCCTTCGATCTCGTCATCCGTCAGGCCGATGGCGCGCAGCATGGTCTTCAGCGGACCGGCGAACTTCACAACCTGATACCCGTGCACCTTGACAAGATATTCGGCCACCGTCGATTTTCCGGCGCCTGCGTTGCCCACCAGGGCTATGATTTTCGGGAGGTCTCTCATGCTGTCTCCTTCGGCACTTCGGGAACCTCCATGAAGTACATAGGATCCAGACATGCATTAGTAAATGGATGATCAATCCACGACCTCCAATGCAATCCGGTCCAGTACATTTCCATCCAGCCGTTCGGACTTTCGGCAGCGTCTACGTATGCCAGGATGCGTTTGCCTTTGATGCGCTCAGCTTCCGAGATAGGTTTGATATTCAGTGGATTGTTCGTTTTCATGCCTGCTCCTTGTCGAGTCCGAGATATGTGCGCCAGTAGACTTTTCCCTCTGGCGTCTTAAAGCCCCAGCTATTCGATTTCTTGCCCATCACGAAGATAGACTTGGCAATCGTCGCTTCGGGCAGAATCAAGCGGTGGAATGCGCCGGCATGTCGAAGCACGACCGCACCGGGTCCACGCCAATAGACATTGAAGCGGGCCGCCATTTGCCGCCACTCGCGCCCTTGCGTGGCGATGCATCCACTTTCCACTGTGTCGAGCAATTCGAGGTACACGGTGCTATTGGCGTACTTCCAATCTGGCTCGCAAACCTCCCAATACCCGCCCTCCAGCACGACCGACAGCGACCACGACGGATGGTCATGCAGATGGCGGTCGGAGTCGCTGCGCAGGATCGTGTGGGCGCGGATTGCGATACGGCGGCACAGCCAGCGGTAGAGCGCCGACGACCGGGGCACCTCGTCGTCTGGCAGGTTCTTCCACGCCGGGTTATCGCCATTACGATCGGGGCTGCGGTAGCCGAGAATCCAATCACGAAGCATGTAGCCCGGCAAGTCATAGTAGGGCGTATGTTCGGCGCGGCGATGAAGCCACAGCAGAGGTTTAACGAGCAACTTCATTTACGGTCTCCTTCTCTTCCTTCGTAGTAGTGTGGGCGAGAGCGCGACGCTGGGCGTCCTGCAAGATGCGGGCGAATTTGTCGACGGAGCAGAACACGCCATTCGATGCCATGATGTCGACCATTTCGCGGTGCGACATGCCGGTAACGAGCTGGGTGGGGGTGGGTAGGGTAGTCATGCCAACTCCTTTGCCAAATTGGTCGAGTACTTGAAGATCATCGAGCGCAGCTTGCGAGCCTGCTTAACGCTCTCTGCGGCTGCCATGCGTCGGTCGTAGTGAGATTCATCGATCTCCTGTTCCGGCTCACCGTGCGGCTCACCGATATAGGACTCGCCAGTCTCATCGGAGTATTCCCTCAACGCCTTGTTATGGCGTGCCTTAGCGTCGATCCAGACCTTGCGGGCCTTCTGCACTTCAATAGCTTGGATGCCGATGGACGCCAGTGCGGACACGTTCTCCAACGCCGTTTGCCGTTTGGTTTTGCGCTTCGTCACTTTCCACCCCCTTGTTCTATCTCGCGATCGCTCATGCCGCACACTCCATCTCGTCTGCAAATTCGTCGTGTTTCGAGTCGGTCAGGTGTATGTAGACGCGACCAGGTTCTCCCTTGGGTGCTTCGATCAGGCCGGCTGCGGCGGCGAAGGGGTTAAAGCCGCCACGCTTCAGGCGCTTTCGATCTCGATAGCCTTTCCAATACTCTTGCAGCGTCTTTGCTGCTGGTTTCGGGGCATCGGGTCCAGTCCCAAGCGCAAACTTCATGACGGAATGCCACGCATCGACGCGCCCCCAAGACGCGACATAGAATTCCTTGCCACGATTCTCAGAAATGACTCCCTGAATACTTTTCCGGTCCATTCCCGACTTGGCCGCGATTTCCTTCATCGACATATGGACGCCGCCCGCAAGAATGGCTTTGACGGACCGCAGAACATACGATCGAGTGCCCTTCTCAGCAGGCGTTTTCTTGCCCAGTCCGAGTCGTGCGGCCCGGATCTTCGCGGCCTCATACGAACGTCGCTCGAGTCGATGCATTCCGACTTTGATGCAACGTGGCGTCGTCCAGATTTCGCGAAGTATCGCGTCCTCTTCCGGGGTCCATGACCGATAGTCTGCGTGGTCAAGCTTCAGGCGCTTGGCGTGAGCCTTGATGCCTTCGTAGGTGCGCCCATCGAACCGCGACACGCTGCGAGCGATGTTGTGGCCGTTTTCGAAGACATCCCTGAGAATGACTTCTTCGGCATGAGTCCATGCTTTGCCGCCCATTACGCTGCCTCCTTCCGGTAAAAGTGCCGCTGCACCACATCGCTCGCTGCGGTCAACTCGCCCAGCGTGCTCATCGCCAATTGATCGCGCCAAATTTCTACGGCACGCCGCACCGCTTCCAGCGCGAGGCCATCAAACGCCATCTTTCCGGTCTCAAGGAAGCGCTTCTTCATTCGCTCCATTCCTTGTTGCGCTACCAGCAGATACGGCTTCGCCTCTTCACCGTTTCCAGCCTCCGTCGCGAAAATCCACGACTGATTGATCGCCTTTGCGATTACGTCCCAGTGATCGCCGGTCCCGAATCCTTTCGCGATGCAATCTATTGCTGCCAACACGGCGATTTCGAGTCGGCCGATTTCCGCATCCGTCATCGGCTCCCGTGCGATCTTCGCGACCGTCAGCCGGGTAATCGCTGCTAGGCGATGAATAGGGGACTTGTTGCGGTCGTAGTGCGGCTTGTGTTGCTTTTGGCTCTTGCTCATGTTGTTTCCTCCCTCAGAACTCTTCGACGGCCCAGCCACCGCCAGACTTCTTTGTCTTGGCAGTCACGGCGATAAATCGAAACGGGTACTGGTCAGCGGCGATTTTGATCTTTGCGCGAGCGTCATCAACCCAGTACCCTTTCACTTCGTGACACTCCATCTCGCCATCAGCCAGCATCACTGCGAAATCCGGCGTATAAAACGTGTTGTCGGCGAGGCGCAACTTGATGCCTTCGAACCGATACCAAGCAATCTCGCCGGCATATTTGCGGGCCGCCAGCGCTGCGTCATAGGCCGATTCCGTCTTGTTCATCGCGCCTACCTTCAACCGGCCTAGGGCCTGCATCCGCTTAGTACTGCTATTCGAGCCACCCACTACTCTTTCCATTCCCCACCCCCATTACTTCCGTTCAGTCCAAAGCGCCTGAAGCGCTTCCTTTATCTGCGTTTCCAATCCTCAAAACCCTTTCTTGGCTGGTTTCGGCTTTTCAGATTCGCCTAACCTGTAACCGGGCATAAGATCGGCAAACAGGGTGCGCTCGCCGATGTACGTTGCACCGACAATCCCAGTGGGGCCGTTGCGCTGCTTCGCAACGTTGATCTCTGCAACACCCTTATCGCTGCTGTCCGGGTTGTAAACTTCGTCGCGGTACAGAAACAGGATCACGTCGGCGTCCTGCTCGATTTCGCCTGAGTCGCGAAGATCGGACGGCAGCGGGCGTTTGTCAGCGCGTTCCTCGCACTTACGCGAGAGCTGGGCCAGCAGGACGATAGGAATTTCCAATTGCTTGGCAAGCGCCTTCAAACCGCGGCTGTTCGCGCCGACCTGCTCATTTCGATTGTTGCCTTCGCTTGCAGCCATCAGGCCCAGGTAGTCGACCACGATCAGACCAAGGCCGTGCTTACGCTTGATCGTCCGCGCGCGACTGCGGATTTCATTGAGCGATATGGCGGGGCGATCATCGACGACCAGTTGCAATTCGGAGATGCGCTGCACGCCTTTTGTAAGAGCCGGCCAATCCGGACTGCTCTCATCCCGATCGAACTTCTTGCCGTCCAGAATCTTCTCGAGCGGCAAACCGGAAGCACGGGAGAGGGCGCGAGAGCAAAGTTCATCGCCGACCATTTCCTGCGAAAAGAACATGCTGGTTTCGCCTGCATCTGCTACGGCCTCGGCGACACCCAACGCGATAGCCGTCTTCCCCATGCCAGGACGGCCAGCAATGATGATCAGTTGGCCGGCGCGCATGCCCCCGCCCAGTTTGTGGTCAAGATCCCGCAGCCCGGTCGAGACCGCATCGGCACGAGCGTTCTCGCCGTGGTATTGCTGGTCGATCCGCTCAACGATGGGTGTCAGGAATGAACCGATAAACTTCGGATCGGTCGCGGTAGCCTCGGCCAGCGGCTCAAACTTGGCTTGCGCGTCGTTGATGATCTCGCTAACCGTCTTGCCTGCGCGGTTGTAGATCATGTCCGCGACTTCATCGGTCGCAGACAGCAGGCCCCGCAGCTTCGCCCGGTCGATGACGATCTCGGCCCAGCGAACCACGCCAGCAGAACCCGGTGAACCCGCCACCAGCGAATTCAGATACGGCAGACCGCCGATCTCTGCAGCCTTTCCGGACGTGCCCAGGCTTTCGAAAACCGTGATCATGTCGGCGCGGCGATTGGTGACGATCAACTTCTGGATCGCCTCGAAGATCAGCCGATGGTCGTAACGGTAGAAGTGCTGTGCCTTCAGATGGCCGATGCGGTCGATCGTGTCGTTATCCGACATCAGCGCGCCGAGTACGGATTGCTCGGCTTCAATGGCGGCCGGCACTTCGCGCAGCGGCTCTGCAAAACGGTCAGGTGCATTCATTCTTTAACCTCCCGATGGTACTTGTTCTCAAGTGCTTTTTTGAAACCGGATGGCGACATCAGGAAATCGATGTCTGCAACGAACGGCGGTTTGCCGGGTTGCGGCTTTGCCTTGCCAGTCAGAAAATCTGAATCTGCGCAGACCTCAAAGAACGCCTTCCAGGCAGCCAGACCTTCCGGGCCCGTTGAATATCCGAACGGGCCAACCTCTTCCAATTCGGCCGCCTGCTTCCAGCGGGCGCGAATAGCCTTCTTTCTCGTATCGTCTACGACACGCGCCCTAGGGTTCAAAGGCATAGTCGAGTGGTACAGGTCTATGATTTGCTGAACAGGGCAAGCAGGAATGCTTTTGGCGCTGCGCTCCCCGGCTTCTTCGCCGTTACCTTCGCAGTCGTTTAGCAGGTCGTCAGTCGGCGCTGCTTTTGCGCCGCTGTCGACAGAGCCGTTAGGCTCAAGGTTTTCTCTACTCTTCTCTTCTCTCTTCTTATCGTCACTCTGCGTCACATCTGCGTCACCGATCGTCACAGAGGACTCCTTAGCCTTGCGCTCACGATACGCGCGAGTCCTTTCTGCGCTTGGATCCTCCCGCTTTGGCTGACGCTTTTCCCAGTTGGCAATTGCGTTGTTTGCGATCATTCCTTTGGTGACAAAAGCGGCGAAAATTAGATCGCAACACCCATCATCCAATCCAAACAAAACATCATGATCGTCACAGTCAAAACCTGTTACGTCACCGCGCGTCACAGATGCGTCACCTTGCGTCACACTGCTGGCTCGTTCGAGCAACGCGACCCACAAAGCGATCACCGAGGTAAACGATTGGCCGGACTTGCGCGCGACCCATTGAAACTTTGGGTCGGTCAGCGTGCCGTGCCACCAGCGAAACCATTCCATTGCTTGTCCTGGGCTTAACGCAACGCTTCGACAACTTCTATCCCAACATCACGGGACATCTGTTTAGCCACGCGCAGACGATCACGAAACTTCGGACTTTCGTCATAAAGAAACGGATCCATCTGGTGCCGGCAAAGGGAGGCTGCTTCTTCTTCATTCATGACCAGATCGGTGATTTCGACCAGATCACATTTGAAAAACTCACGGTTAGCCGACATGCGCGCATGAGCAAGCAGACCGTGAACCTCCTGTTCCATGGCTTTCGCGTCTTCGTATTCCGCGTAGCAAATCAGGTCAAATTCGACCGGAACGGACGTGCCGCGGCTAAGTTCATTGCGACGCAAACTAGGGCTGCGTTCTGTGTAGCCGACCTTGTAGACGCCCGGCATAGCACGATTTCCCATCACATAAACGAATCCCCAACTCATTTCACTTCCCCTTAGTCAAATATGCCCGCAGCACCCTGATAGCCTCACCAGCCATCCGCGTTGCCGGCGTATCCTCTTGACACATCTGCATGCGATGCAACAGTTCCGACAGTGTTGCCAGGTCAGGATCGGCGATCGGGAAAGCATCAGCCGGTAGTTTCTTGACCAGCGAATCCATCGCCTTGGCAATTCGTGTTTCGGCCCTGGAGAGACGGCGAGGTGCGTTCACAGCGGCCTCCGGTGCTTCGGCTTTTCGGTCATGCGTGCAAGCGACGCACACAGAAGGCTCACCAACTGCTGTTTCTCGGACTTCTTGCGGGCCTGTGCGATCTTGCTGGCAAGTTCGGCCTGCTCGATCCACTTGGTCGACGGACCGTTCAACAGGTCACGTTTCATGGCAGCCTCACAATCAGTTCACAGCCGGCCCAAACAGCCACGGCGCACAGGCAAGCCAGCGACGCAAAGAAAATTACTGCTCTCATCCTGTTCTCCGTATCTGTAAGGCGTTAGTACTGCTTATCTGGGTTAGGGCGCCGGCCGGTCCGACCGGCGCTTGCTTCAGTGTTTCTGGTCCTGCTGTGACCGGAGAATTAGATGGCCTGCCAACGCGAAAGCCGTCATCAATTCCGGATCGGTCCCTGCCTTTGCTTCCAACTCCCGTTCCAACGCGTTTTTATCAACCCCCACCCGCTCTCGGGCGTCCTCTACGGCCT